CATGAAACGACTAGCAAGAAGCTCACTATCAGACAAGCACTGTTGGCAATGTGACACCTTGCTAGTTAGTGGTACAATTAGACGCATAGACGGCGGTATGCATTACTGCTTAATATGCCAAACAGTCGAAGCAAAAGAACGCGCCGAAGAGGAATTGTTTTGGCGCTTATTATTAAATAAGGTAGAGTAAAATGCGGATATGGTTTTTAAATAAAATGATTTGGCTTTGTAATCAAGCGATGAAATATAGCGACGGTGCAGACGACCAAAACGAAATAAACGAAGTTATAAGTATGAAGAATTATTTCATTAATCAGCGTACTAAATTAACAAAGTAGAGGGTATACAATGATTAAACTAAGATGCCTAGCAGTAACCGACGATAGTAATTTTCTTCCTAAAGATATTGTTAACGTTGTAGGGTTTAGCAGTAAAGACAATAATAAAACAGGGAGTATGAAAATTAAAAATAAAGAGGCTGTTGCTGTCGGGCCATTTAGATTTAAACATAAAACTTTATATATGGATCATTCATGGTGGCGAGTGCTGCTAGTGCCAAACACGGAAGCAGCTTAACTTGATTGACATTACGTTCCTACCTAACAAGAATGCCCCGAGATATTTAAGGGGCGTTACTTATCATATGGACGAATGGAACAAAGATGTAGCTGAAGAAGAGGCGACCATTCTGTTTAAAAAAGAGTACAGCCGAAAGATCCGAAGGCATTACAAAATGCTTGCCATAGCGGAAACAAGGATTAATTAATTTTTATACTGTATAATGCACTGTATGGACATTAAGAAAAGTATAAGGCGGGTATGGTGTTCAGTATGTATAGACATGATACCGCCAAAGATAAATAAAGCTGATTACCTCGTACCTGTCAGGACGGGGTTTTATAGTTTATGTGACAACGGTTTTGATATCGACGTTAGGATGATAGGTGTATGCAAGGAATGTTTAAATGTTAAGAACAAGTTTCAGCAAGACAATACAATTGGCGTTGATATCGATCACCCTGATTTGGTCAGGAAACTCATATAGCGACGGATACAGTGATATAGGCTATAAAGATGGCCTAAGCATGCAAGTCAATATGAAAGTATCAGGACCATTCTATATACGCTCTGAACTAGGTAATGAAGTTGCATCATATGGTATCGGCGCAGGATGGAATAACAGCTATTTTAGAGTTATGGGTACAGTCGATCGTACTGCAAGTGATGAGTTCGAATATGGTGCAGAAGTAAATTATTACGACCGTGTATATTCATATTTTGCAGCAGTAAATTACAACAGCGCTCAAGCTAAACTCGGTTATCGGGTAGGCTTGGGTTACACACTAAACACTAATGTCAGTCTGATTACGTATTATTCTGACAGCGGGGCCTTTGTCGGTTTTCGACGCTGGTTTAACTGAGTAAAGGAATAACAATGAGCAGATTAATAGTAAGTGATTTTTTAGATGAGCGACTAAAGCTAAAATTTGAAGATTTCACTATAGATGAAATTGATTTTACATTGATGGCTGTTGATGATGGTCAGCGTAAAGAAATTGAACTATGTGAAACATCAGCAGAAATGATCGAATTAGCGGCCAACTTCGGAATCTCACATGATCGAAGTAGAATGTATGATCATAAAGAGTTATCGAAAGACTTTGAAAAGCTATGGGGTAAGATTGAGTCAGTTAGTGATGTTGATGTACGTGGCGCAGTTGGTACTCAGGTGCTTATTATTAGTGGCCTTGATGGTGTACTTAAAGACAAAGAAGACGAAGAAGAATTGGCGGCTATGGAGTTGGAAGGAAAAGAAAAGGCTGACATGGTTTTAAACGGAGACGGTGAAATGCCATTACATGAGGACTTAGGTAAAATACAAGCTGACATGAACGCACATAATAACATTAACTAGTAAAAATTTACCCTCAACAAAAGGCATACAAAATGACAAGAGCAACACTGATACCAAACGTAAAAATAATTGACGAATATGGCGTAACATTCCCTACTGCCATGCTGGTTATTTTATCGGTAGAGTTGAATGATTCATGGGGCATGAAAGCCGGTGATATTGACGAAGAATATACAGAAGAGAGCAGCGTAGGTGGTGGTACTTATGAGGCTATGTATTATTGTACGCCTCAAGCTAGAGCGCAAGGTGTGCCGCTTAAACCTTTGCGAACCTATGAAGATGGCGCATTTAGTAACGTGTTGATCATTAATGCAGATGCACCAGAAATCAAGCAGCTACTTTCTAGCCCAGCGGAAAAAAGAGATAAATCAACCGCGATAGTTAGAAAAGATTTAGAACTTCGTTTTAGATAAGGGCCTATGATGAAAATAACACTTGAGACTATGAGTTTTAATAACTGTACTGTTGGCAAGCTTTACGTTGACGGTGTTGTTTTATGTTATACGATAGAGAAGCCCTGGAAGGATAACGAGCCTATGATTAGTTGTGTTCCTGCTGGTGTGTACGAATTAAATCCTTGTACGTCACCGCGCTTTGGTGAAACCTACTGCTTAGAAAACACTGACTTAGGTGTTAGCTTGCATAGGAACACTAAACGGACCCATATATTATTCCATAAAGCTAATATGGAAAGCCAACTACTAGGCTGTATTGCACCTGTTAGCTATTTTGGAGTTCTTACTGGTAAGAATGAATGGTGCGGAATGAGTTCAGCAAAAGCTTACAATAAACTCATGAATGTACTTAATGGCGAGTTACACTCAATAGAGATAATAAGGTCATAAATCATGTCTACTGAAGGAAAAGAAAAAGCATTGCCAGGCTATAAAAGCTTGGCTGAAGTGCAAAAAAAGCAAATTGAAATTACTGAGGAGTTATTGATTGAGCAAAGAATTACTAACGACTCTCTTATTAACCTTATTGATCTTCACACTGAGCAAAACGATAACTGGAAGCGGCTAAAACGCAAAGAGGGACGGCTAACAATGTGGTTATTAGTGCTGGCTAACATAGCACTATACGTTGATATTTCGCGTGATGACTCGATTGCTGTTAGTATTGCGCAAACACTAAAAGGGTTTATATTATGAGCTGGCTGAACTGGTTTACATCAGGACCTAAAGTTGTTGATGATTTGTTTGATAAAGACAAGGGGTTAATAGCTCAGGTCGGCGGTTGGATTGGTAACATGAATCTAACTGATGAGGAAGTGCTAAAGGCCAATAGTAAAACTGTTGAATCTGTGCAAGACTTCGTGGAGAAAACACTCGATGAAAATACAGAGCGATCAAAGTCACGAAGAGATATAGCAAACCTAATAGTTAAGTTTTATATACTATGGCTAGGTGTTGCATTCGGGCTGTATAGGTTTGATGCTGAATATTCAGCATTCATACTTGAAGGTTTGGGAGGGATGGCTATTGGTGGCGCATTCACCGCAGTAGTTATATTTCACTTTGGCTCACATGGTTTAGCTAAGTACAAGAACATCAAGAAGCGCTAAATAGTGTATAATCAATCACAGTGTAATAACATAAGGTTAAGTAATGGCAGATTTTTTTGTTGATTCAAATGCATCGGGTAGTAATGACGGGTCTAACTGGGCTAATGCTTTTAATACGTTTGCCGCTGGCGTTTCCGCTCTATCTGTATCAGACAGAATTATCATAGCAAACGTTAGCGCTCAATCATTATCATCAAATGAAACCTATACTTTTGCAGGGGATAATGTTGTTATAACTTCAACTGTTTCTGGATCTAATACGATTACGTCAATAAAAGCAGTATCTAAACAGATAGATGTTACAGGCTCGAACGATTTAACGTTTAACGGGAATAATACAAATATATTCGGGATGTCAATCTCAGGAAGGGATGTGAAGTTCAATGATGTCCGTACTGAAGACTGCGACCTGTTTGCAGATGGTACTAGTGGTTCTGCTGGTGCAAACCTTGGCACAAGTGTCGGTGATGCTCGATGGGTAAGCATTAATGATAAAAGAAAAAACGAGGCTACAAATGCCTCTGGTGCTGTGATTCAGGTTGTTGCTGATAGTGTTGTAATTTTTCAAGGGGGGACTATAGAGTCTGATAGGGTATCTGTCAGCGCTAATCATACAGCTCTTGAAGTATTACAGGGTGCAACAATGATAGCTGACGGTGTAGACTGTAACGGGTTTACTTTGCCGAAACTAACAAACGGCGGGGATTTATATAACACGTTGCAATTAACTAGATTTAGATTGAACGCTGCGACAACTACTTTATTAAATGTAATGCCAAGCACTAACGGGCAAGTAGCTACTATTGATTGCGTTGATAGCTCGAACACTGTTAACAGGCAGTATACAGCAACTTATCATGGGGAGTTATTCAGTGATACATCTATAATTCTTGATGCGACAAACCCAGACGGTGACACAATATCAAATAAAATAGTATCAAATTCAAAAGTGCAAAATTTCTTTGTTCAAGCTCGCTTTTTATTGGCGGCTGGGTGGGCAGACTTTTCAACGTCAAAAACACTTACCGTTGAGATTGTGCAAGATGGTACAACAACGGCTCTTAATGATGATGAATTCTGGATTGAAGTGCAATACCCAGATGACACAACAAGCGCATATCATGTGGAAAGCGATAGATCCCCAAATAGCGCAACCGTAGCAGCTCAAGAGGCCAGTACTGCTACATGGACAGGACTTAGCGGGACTAACGTCAAGCAAAAATGCTCAGTAACTACAACAAACACAGGTAAGCAGGGGCCTTATCAAGTATTTGTTTGCTTGGCAAAACCAAGTACAACTGTTTATGCAAACCCTAAAATAGATATAGCTTAATGTTTTATTTGATACCCAGTAAAGGGGTAATACAAGACAACGAAAACGGGGATCAATATTTAATACCTGCTGCCGGTGTGTTTAACGAGTTAACTTCAGGTGGTGGAGGTATATCTGTAACAGTAACGGAAACAGGTCCGTCATTTACTGAATCAATAAACTCCATACTCACCGCTAAATTAAATTCTGCAATAACCGAGTCGGGGCCATCATTTGTAGAGTCGATAGCGGCAACACTGACAGCACTAGAAATAACAGCAACAATAACTGAGTCAGGACCAGAGTTAATAGGCGCAACGGTAGTAACTCCATCTGGTGTAACTGTTTCAATAACTGAAGTTGGGCCATCTTTTACTGAATCCATAAACACGGTGATCAACGCTAATATAAGCGCAGGTATTACAGAGCAAGGACCGTCATTTGTAGAAAACTCATCAGTAATTATATTAAAAGACATTACATTATTAATCACAGAAAGCGGTCCGAGCTTCACGGAATCCATAATAGTAAAACTTCCTTCGGTGATAATTAAAAACCCACGAAATATCATCCAAGTGAAAAGAAGATCGAACAATGTTACAATTAACCGTAAATCAAACACAATAAGGATTAAATAATGCAGTTAGCTATAGCAGGGCGTAACGCCTCAATAGACGCCGTTAACGTTTTGTTAAATGGCGGGACTTTAGAAATCAGAACGGGTGCAGCCGGTGCAATTGATTCCGCACCAACAGGCACGGTACTCGCAACACTTACTATTAACGTAACTGCTTTTGCTTCAGCCTCATCAGGTAGCGCAACAGCAAACGCTATTGTTGATGTAACCGCTACGGCAGCAGGAACAGCGGCGCATTATGTCGCTAAAGACTCAGGCGGCAACCCAGTGCGCAACGGAACAGCGGGAACAAGTGGTACTGATATGATATTGAATAACACTACATTCGGCATAGGTGACGATGTATCGGTTACTAGCTGGACTTACGCACAAGGGACAAGCTAATGAGTACTCCCCCACAGAAGCCACAGAAAGAATATGAAATAATAGGCGAGCTATCTATTAACAAAGAGCTTTACAATGAAGTGGAGTTAACAAAATCACTGAGTTGGCTGCCTTCGAATCCTGGTAACGTAATAAGAGTTAAGGGGTAAGTAATGCCACACAATAAGCGCGGTGAAAGAGTCAAGACTCATAAGAAGAAAATTAATAAGCCTATGGTTAAAAAGCCTAAAAAGCCGACTAAGAAAAAGGGCTATTAAATCAACGGTAAGTTAACTATTCATCAGTATACTTATAAGCACTCTAACGGGTGCTTTTTTATGTTATAATAAATAATTATTTGTGGGTTATTTGAGGGTTACATGGCTAAATCAAGCACAACCATCGACAAGAAAAGTAGAAAAAAATTACCAGCTAGGGGTAAGGGTAAGAAGTCTTTAATGCTTGAAGCTATTAGGGATGTATGCGGGACTGAGCAAGACTTTTTAAAGCAAGTGGTCGCTGTTGGTCTAGGTGATTCAAAGAGTGATTTACCTCCTAATCCTGCATTGCTAACACTAGTGATGAACAGAATAGAGCCTCCATTAAAATCAATATCCCCTATGGTTAACTTTGAATTCAATCCAAAGGCAAAGCCTCACGAACAAGCTAACCAAGTATTGCAAGCTGTTGCTAACAGTGAAATAGCGCCCGATATTGGTCAAATGTTTGTATCTAGCATTAAATCAATGATAGATATTGAGGAATATACTGACCTTAAAGATAGGATAATGGCGTTAGAGAAATTAATTAACTAGTTTTAAGTGCAGCTAGAAGGCATTCGAAAGCAGGTTGTCACCCTGTTGCTGCTACTTTTTTAGTGACTACCAATGACAAGGTGATTTATGAAACCAGTAAAAAGAGATTTAACTCAAGAGCAGTTGATGGGTATATTTGATTATGATCATCATAAAGGGCAACTATTAAGGCGGTGCTTTTCTAAAGGCTTATTCATAGGGTTAGAGGTTGCAGGATGGGATGGTGCTGATGGTTATAGGCATATAGAAATAGCCGGTATATCTCATTTAGAGCACAGGCTAGTATGGGTTTATTTGACAGGGTTTTGGCCTACTGATCAAATCGACCATATAAACAAAAACAGATCGGATAATAGATTCCCAAACTTAAGGGAAGTTGATAACTCTGAAAACCAGAAAAATACAACATTAAGGTCTAATAATAAAACTGGCATTATGGGTGTTCATGTTAGGACCGATAACGGCAAGTGGTCAGTAAGGATAACTAACCGAGGTAGTAGGTATGTACTGGGTTCTTTCGATGATTTTTTTGAGGCTTGTTGCGTAAGGAAATCAGCAGAGGTCAGATTTGGATTTCACGCAAACCACGGAAAGAAAACATCATGAGGTCTTTAGCTAAAAGGCTGGAATTCATAGAGCCAAGAATACTAGCCCAAGCTGGAGAGTTAGATAAAACCGTTTATGGTATAGTCGATGAAGTTAAGAAGATTGACGGTGAATTAGTTCCTCACTTTATCCGTAAGTGGAAGGGCACTATCGGCAATATGGAAAAGACGGACGAGGAACCTACTATATGGCTTATTGAGAAGTTAGAGCCGTTAATACTACTCCATAGAAAGGTTAAAGGTGTTTGGGGTGGTAGAGCCGGCACTAAATCAATAATGGCAATGGACGCTATGGTTGGAGAAGTTAATTCAAGCGGCGTTGGTGTTTTCTGTTTACGTGAAAGAATGAAGTCTATTTCTCAATCCATATACAAAGGTATGGTAGGAAGGATTAACGAGTTAAACTTTGCAGGATTTAACCCTGTAGAGTCAAGGTGGAAGATTGATCATAGGAGTGGCGGAATAATATCATTTGGCGGCTTGATGAATGTCGAGGATATGAAGTCGCTGTTTAAATACAAATACTTCTTTCTTGAAGAGGCAGCGAAAACAAGTCAACACGCACTTGATACTTTAGGTCCAACATTAAGGGGTGTCGAAGGTGCTGAGCAATGGATGATATGGAATCCACTATCAAGTAATGACCCTATGAGCTTAGAGTTTATAAATCCTTATCAAGAACACTTTGATAGACAGGGGTTTTACTTGGATGAATACCATTTAATAATAAAGGTTGGCTTTGAAGATAATCCATTCTTTAAGCATGATTCATCACTAGTAGAAGAGTATGAAAAAGACACTCAAAAAATGAAGGACGGAAGAATGAGTAAAGCTAGATATAACCACATATGGCTAGGTCATTTTAATGATGACATTGAAAACTCGATAATAAATCCTGATTGGTTTGATGCTTGCGTAGACTCACATATAAAATTAGGGTTTGAAGCCAAAGGATCTATCGTTGTAGGTCATGATCCGTCAGATGTTGGAGGGGATAAGAAAGGTTATGTTAAGCGTCACGGTGTTGTATTTGATCATATGGAGGAAATAGATGCCCCTAATGCTAATGATGGGTTTGATATAGCTTGTAGATACTCTAAAGAAGCTAGTGCTGATGCGTTTGGGTGGGATTGTGACGGAATGGGAGCTTTACTAAGAAACCAAGCAGACGCTAACTTTAAAAACACCAAAATGCACACGTTCATGTATAAAGGCAGCGAGGGAGTTCATAACCCTGATGCTATATTTGAAGCCTCTGACAATTACAACATGAAAGGGCAAAAGAAAAATAAAGACGTATTTAAAAATAAGAAAGCACAGAATATAGTTTCTTTTGCTGAACGGTGTCGCAGGACTTGGGAGGCTGTTATTTTTGGTGCGTACCATGATCCTGATACACTGGTAAGTTTTGCTAGTTACGATGAAAAAACAAAGACTGGCATAGACAAGCAAACCATGAGCAAGCTTCGGTCTGAGTGTTGTCGTATGCCATTTAAGCCAGGAGACACCATAACTTTTTACTCTAAAGAGGAAATGAGAAAAGGCATCTTGCAGCCAGATGGAAGCAAAACTAAAATACCATCACCTAACCTGTTTGACGCTGCGGTGCTTTCTTTCGACAAATCAAGTATAATAAACCCAATAAATACCAATTCTCACAGGCCATCACCTAGAAAATCAATGGGGCGTAGATAAATGAATCTAACACATGAAGAATTAAAGAAGCTTCACGATAAAGCGTATAATTATGGATATGACACAAGGCTAAAAGCTGCTGATGACATGTTATTCGCTTGGATAACTCAATGGGACGATGATTTCTTAGCTGAATCAGACTTAGGCTATCGCGGCGAATTTAATATCATTCGTAAAGCTATGCGTCAAATTACCACCGACCTAATATCAAACCCTGTTCAAGTTGATTTCGATCCCGTTGATGAAACCGATGATAGTGCTGCTGATATTATGGATGGCATGTACCGTTCTGATATGAGAAACAATACATCACTTGAAGCCAAGAAGAATGCTAGTCAAGAAACCATCGTTTGTGGTGTTGGTGCATGGGAATTACGCAACGAGTGGAAAACTAATCGTGCCGGTGATGAACGCCAGGTAATTAAACGCTACCCACTTTACGAAGCTAACAACAATGTTATGTGGGATCCTAATGCTAAGTTGCTCGACAAGTCTGATGCAAATTATGTTTCATGTTTAGTTGCTTACTCTGAAGACGGTTACGAAAAGTTATGTGAAGAATTAGACGCAGATGACTGTGCTAACTCTTCATTTGCACAACCTGAGATTAGTTATGTTTTCCCTTGGATAAGTGAAACCAATAAAGTTTATGTTACTCGATTCTTTCACCGTGAAAAGAAGAAGGTCAAATATTTGACGTTTGAGGATATGTTCGGTACTAGTAGAACAATCAAAGAGTCAGACTTTAAAGAGCATGAAGAAGAGTTGGTTGATGAAGGTTTTAACCTTGTTAGCGATAAAGAAATTAGTCGTTACGTTGTTACTCGTTACATTGCCTCAGGTTCTGGAATATTAGAGGCCAAGGTTATAGCTGGTGAACATATACCGGTAATCCCACAGTATGGTGAAAGACAATTCATTGAAGGTGAGGAACATTATGAGGGCATCGTTCGTTTAGCTAAAGATCCACAACGCCTTAGAAACTTCCAAATGTCTTACCTTGCTGACATTGTATCAAGAAGCCCAAGAGAGAAACCTATATTTACTCAGGAGCAGATACAAGGCTATGAGGATATGTACGAGGTTAACGGGGCAGAAAACAACTACCCTTACATGAAGCAAAACGCTTTTGATGCTAACGGCAACGCTTTGCCAGTTGGTCCAGTTGGTTATATTAAGGCGCCAGAAGTACCACCAGCTTTAACGCAGTCGATGAATGAATCAAGAATGGCTGTTGATGATGTTGCCGGCGCTGGATTACCTGCTGACATTAATGACGTGGATTTATCAGGAAAGGCAATCAACGCCCTTACTAAGCGTTTAGATATGCAGTCTTACACTTACCAAGACAATCACAAGTTTGCCATGCGTCGAGATGGTGAGGTTTACGCATCAATGGCCCGTGATGTACATGACACTCAACAAGAAGTTATTTTAGTTAAAGTTGATGGTAGTAAGTCAAAAGAGATTATCAACGAATCTAAAATGAATTTCGACACAATGGAAAACGAAACAGTTAATGATATTAGCAGCATGACATTCGAAGTTTATGCTGATATTGGCCCTGCATTCGAGTCAGTTAAGGCTCAGACTAAAGAAGAATTAAAAGAGTTATTGAACAGTGGTAACTTAGACCCTGAAACTCACACTATATTAATGGCTGAATACCTGGTGATGACAGAAGGCTCAAACTTCAAAGATATGCGTGAATACTTTAGAAACAAGCTAATCATGTTAGGAGTTAAGAAGCCTGAAACACCTGAAGAAGAACAAATGCTTGAACAGTCACAACAGCAGCAAGAGCCGTCAATGGAAGAGCAGGCGTTAATGATTAACGCACAAGCCGACCTCAAGAATGCAGAGGCTAATGTTTTAGAGCAACAGAACAGGTCAGCCGATAGAGACGTACAAATTGGCAAGGCTCAACTAGACGCACAAGGCAAGCAGCAGAAACAAATGTCTGATGATCAGTTTAATTATGCCAAAGCAACACAGGCACAGCAAAAGCTTGATGATGAGAAACTTGATAAAGCTGTTAAGAATGCGCTTGCACTGCAAAAGCTTGAACTTGAAGCAGGTAGAGACTTAAACGCAGAGCTAGCTAATAACATGCTAGTGTTTGATCCATCTACTGGGGATTTCGCATAATGCCTATCGTAGATATTAAAGGGGTTGGTAAGGCCCAATTCCCTGACGGAATGAGCGTTGATAGTATCAGGACATTCTTACAAAACAAATATGCAACTGGTAATCAGTCTGACTTGTTACAACCTGCGCCACAAACCATTGAAGCATACGAGCCAACGCTTACCGAGAAATTAGGTCAAGGCGTATCTGATGTGCTTTACGATACTGGTATTGTTTCCGATAGATACGGAGCGCAACGAATAGGCGAGAACATATCACAGCTTGGTGAATTCCTTCCAGGTGTTGGTGATGCTGCCGCCGGTGATGAATTTGGCAGGGCATTAGCTGAAGGTGATAAATTCGGAATGGCTATGGCTGGTATTGGTGCTGTTCCCGTTATTGGTGATGCGGCTAAAAAAGCGGTAAAAGGCATAGCAAAACTTGATAACACATCATTCTTTGATATGAACAATAAAGATTTAGCAGTGCAAACCGTAAAGGAAAACACAGAAAACATCGCGTTCAATATAGACGATCCCGAAATACTTGAAAGAATGAGTGCTTATGAATCTGCTACAGGTAAGAAGCCTATACTGCAATTCACTAATAGATTCAAAACTACCTTTGTAAACGCAGATGGTACAGCAGGAAGTGTAAACAGAAAAGGCGAGTACACAGAAATATTTGAGCAAGACGCGCAGCAGTTTATGAGAAACAAAGCGCTATCAGGGAACAAGAAACGTATTGAAGCACAGCAAACACCTGAAGAAATAGCAGCGGAAAAGGCTGATTATAAAAGACGTAGGGATGAGGAACGGGCGCAGTATAGAGCAGAGCAAGACGAAAGCTATAAGATGCAGCATACGGCACCAATGAGAGAGGGAAACCCTAGCGGTAATGATGTTAATGATTCATTCCCAGGTATTTACTCAGGTCATGCTAGCGACTACTTAACAGGTGTTGATTACGACCAAAAGGCTATAAATATAATTCAAGGCATGAAGGGTAAACCAGAAAGGCCGGTAACAATTTACAGGTCAGTACCTAAGAGCGTTAAAAGTATTAACTCAAGTGATTGGGTAACGACTACGAGAGAGTATGCAAAACAGCACATGGAAGGCGAGGAAGGGTGGCACATACTTAGCAAGAAGGTTAAGGCTAAAGATATCGCCACTGATGGAAACTCAATTCACGAATTCGGCTATGACCCTGTAGATTAACTACATTTAACTACACTCAGCAGTAATTAACAAAGGGCTATTGACACTAGCTCTTTTTAATATACACTTAGTGAAACTAATTTCATAAAGGATTAACCAATGCCTGAACTACCTAAAGAGTTAGAAGATTCATTTAAAGATATATTTGGGAGTGATGAAGATGAGTAAAAGGGGACTTAATGAAGCGTTAGAGGTAGTTAGAAAGGTTTTCGATAATGTATCAATAGATTTTCATGGTGATGTAATGATTGTTCATCGTGGCGTTACTTACGGCGTCAGAACTGGAAGATATAAACACATACCAGATGAGATACCACTTAAAACTGTAACGTACGATATCGCTAACGACATCATTACGATGACCTATCGTGAAATAATTAAAAAGGATTGCCCTAATGAATAACACAGATAAACTACTAAGAGCTTTTATTGAGGCTTCGGGGTTTGATATTGAAAAGCTAGTTGATACAAAGTTAACGACAATATCAAAGCAGTCAGGAATAAACAGGATAACTTCTAGCGCTATGACTATGAGGGAAAGTGGGCTAGCAACCGTTAATGGTAATGAATACAAAAGAGGTGATGATGAATGCTATTACCTTAAGGCTAGTCTTGATGTTGATTACAAAGTAACTAAGAAGGTTGAACATTACGAATTTACCAAGCATATGATTGAAAATATAATAGGTGTGCTAGAGGGGCATGATAATGACGATGTACATATATTAATTAATAACTTGGAGGCTATGATTAATGAAAACATATAAATCCAGCGACCTAACAAACAATAAGCGCGCTGAAGTATTCGAAGAGGCTGCTAAGAATGGCGTAATCATCGAGATGCGCAAGACTAACGGTGATGTTATTAGTGAGTTATTGTTAATAGCTAATAAGCCCCTTATTGAGAGTGGGCACTCAATTCAAATGGTTAGAGATATGACCGAAAGTTAAAGGGGTGATTTATGAATAATAAAATAGGAATGGAAAAATCTATCGCAGACATTAAAACAACATGGTTAAGGGTTGCGGTGACAGTTATCATGGTTGTGATTATGTTCGTACCCTTTTTAATTTATGGCGCTGTAACTTCCGTGTGTCAGGTAATTTACGGCTCGGTAACTTGTATTAGGGATAGTTATTATGAAACCAAGGATTAGAATTAATGCAGATGGTCATCCTACCGTTATGAAAGCCCCGCCTGACTGGTTTAAAAGTAATCAATTTAGTTTAACGATATTACGATGCTGGATTGAATTCTTAAAAGACAATAAGCCTAAATAGACTTATTTAAACTTATATTTTAGAGGTGGTTTATGGATGAAACAAAAGTAAAACAAGTAGCTATGAACTTAACCGCTATTGAATTTCAAGGTTTCTGTAAAGGTATGGAGTTAACTTGGTTTTTTAGAGGTGTGCCGACTGCAACAAAGAGAACAGTTAAGTATAAAAAGTTCTGGGATGGTGCTTACCTTAAGTATGTATTATTCACGAAAGACGAGGATGATATATGAAACCAAGAATTAGAGTGTATAGCAAAGTCTATTGGTATTGGATGTACTCAAACACTAGTCATTTCACATAAACTAAAGAGCTTAGCGGCTCTTTTTTATTGCCAAAATATACGTATTCCCACCACTAATAAACAGTCAATTTAACCAAGTTGTCAATTTGACTAAATCTTACGTATAATATACTTACACCTTTAACGTTGGTGAATTAGCGTTAGTTATAGTTACCATACTAGGAAAGCAAAATGGGATCACAAACTCTGAAAGAATTGAAGGCAGAAAACGCAGCAGCAGAAGCACCAATTGTTGACGCACAAGTTGAAGATAAAAAGGAAATTATCGAAGACGAATACGTTGAAGTTGTTGAAGAAGTTAAAGCGGAGGATACCGAAAGCACGTCCGAGGATGAAGACGGGCAAGAAGTTGAATTAGAAGGCTGGCAAATCACTGAAGACACAGAGACTTCAGACGATGAACAAAAAGGTGGGTTCGTACCCAATCACGAAGCAGCCAAGCGACGCAAGAAAAACCAAGCGTTACGGGGTGAAATCAAAGAGAAGGATAGCGAGCTAGATGATTTACGAAAGCAAGTTGAAGCTTTACAGTCAGGTACAGCGCCAAAGGTAGAACAACAACAAGCAGCCTTAGTTAGACCGACTAGAGAGCAATTTGATTACGATGATGACGCTTATGACACTGCGGTTGATAAATATTACGATGATAAACTTGATCGCAAGATTGATAGTCGTACTAAAGACAGCACAGAAAAGGCCACTCAAGCTAGTCAACAACAAGCATTTGCAGACAATCAAAAGAAAAACCTTGATGCTCATTACGAGAGAGCAGGTAAGTTAGTTGAAGACGGCAAGTTAACCGAAGAGTCATTTA